TGAGTGAACCAGACAATTATGAGGCATTCAAATGAGTAATGGTACAGAGACCACGAGAACTGAATCTGAGATTAGGTTAGGTAAATTATATACTGGTGGAGAATATAAAGGTGAATTACTTAATTATGGAGGTGCATTAAAATATACGCCAGATGAGATAGATGATGAGGGTGTTTATCGTAGTAAAGGTTTATATGGTTTTGCTTCTGCAGCTGGTGATACATCTTATTATGAAGTAGGAGCTAATTCTATGAGAAGAAGCGTATTGAGAAATCTAATGAGAGCTAGTTTTCAGTCCGCTATTGCTTCTGGAAGTGATGATTATGACCGTGGCATGACAAGTTTTAAGCGTCTTGACAGTGGAGATTTAAGCCATGAAGAATTTATTGAAAGTTGGGGAACTGAACCCAAAAAAGAAGGAATTTCAGATAAACTAATGAAATGGTTAGGTAAAGATTAATGAAAAGACCAGAACGGATTAATAATGCCTCCAAAAATTCCATATAGAGAAGAGACAACGACTCCTAAAACATCAGCTATGTCTCCTTTAATGAGGAAAACAGATAAGTATGCTTCTTTGGGTATTGATTTTACTGATACTGAAAGGTCAATAATAGATTTTGGTGAGACATTATGGAATCTCCTTGGGAGCCCTGTTATAGGTAAAAATTATAAAAGGGTAGATTTTCCTGTAGGTGGAAATATGTCATTTACAGCAGAGCATGGAGTTGGTTTATATGGACAACCTGAAAGAGAAGATTTTGGACAGAGTCCAGAACAAGATTTAAAATTCACACTATCGAGGTATTTCTAATGGAAGCACCCAAACGTGGGATTTCAGATGAGCCTACAGAAAGTTTTATGGAGCATCTAAAGTTAAGAGAAGGTTTTAAGGAAAATGTATATTTAGACACGCTTGGTAAACCTACAGCAGGAACAGGACATTTATTAACTGCTGAAGAAAAGGCTATATATAAAGAAGGTGATAAGATTTCTCCAGAGATTACTAATCAATGGTTGAAACAAGATTCATCAAAAGCATATGCTGCAGGTCTTTCACAGTCTAAAGAGTTAGGTATTGAAGACCAAGGAATGATTGAAGCTTTAGGTTCAGTAAATTTTCAATTAGGTACTGGATGGCGTGATAAGTTTAAAGGTACTTGGTCAGCTATGAAATCTGGTGATTTTAATTTAGCAGCTAGTGAAGCTATGTTTAAAAAACCTGGTGAAGGTGGTAATGTTTTCAGTATGGATAGGACACAACAGCACGGGACAAGTTCATGGGCACAACAGACCCCTCAGAGAGTACAAGATTTTGTAGGAGCTTTAACAAGTTATGGTGATTCCCAAAAAAAAAGTAGCATTGACCCCGCTGGAATCGCTATGGAAGCTATGTCTAAAATTGATAAACCTCTTGGGTATTAATGGCAAGAAACACTCAGAAGAAGAAAGCTCAGAGAAATAAACAGCTTTGGGAAAGAGCTGCTACAGGTAATCGTGGCAAATGGCAGGGAAGAAGCCAGAAAGGTCACGAATTTTATTTAGATGAGCAACTTACTAAAGACGAGAGAGAATCTCTAGAAGAATCTGGGATGCCTACATTCACTATAAATAGGATAACTCCTATTATAGAGATTATGAAATATTTTGTTACTGCTAATAATCCAAGATGGAAAGCAGTAGGTGCAACTGGAGATGATACTGATGTTGCTCAAATACATTCAGATATAGCAGACTATTGTTGGTATATATCAAATGGTAAATCAGTCTATAGTCAGGTTATTAACGACAGTTTAACAAGAGGTATAGGGTATTTCCTTATAGATATAGATAAGGATGCTGATTTAGGCAAAGGTGAAGTAAAATTTCGTAATATATATCCTTACGATGTTCACGTTGACCCTATGTCGAGAGATTTTTTGTTTAGAGATGCTTCATTTATATTAGTTAAAAAAGATATTACAAGAACTCAGTTGCAGAATATGTTCCCTGAGTTTAAAGTTAAGATAGGTAAAGCAGGAGGGAATACCAGTACAGTAGATTATTCTTTAATAGATAAAACTACAGCTACTGCCATACAGCCCGAAGATGTTTCTAATCTTGGTATGGCTGTTGGTGTAGATGGTGAAGATGATGACATACTAGGTTACTTTGAAGTTTATGAAAAAAGAAAATTTGCTTTTTATAATGTTTTTATAAGAGAAGAAGCTCCTCCTGAAGTAGTTAAACAGGTAATGGAAGAAGTTAAAACTACTATTGAGGAATTAAAAGCTGAGATGATGGTTCAACTGCAAGAGAAGCAAATGCAGGTTCAACAGGCTTTACAATCTGGAGAGATAATAGAAAGTAGAGCTCAGCTTGAAATGCAAAAAGCTCAACAGCAGATGGAAGAAGCTTTAGTTGCTAAAGAACAGGAACTAATGTCTCAAGCTCAAGAGTCTCTTGTTCGTATTAACCAGATGGTTGTATCTGATAAAGAATTTAAAATTATGTCAGAGAATAAAGAGCTGTCTAAGAATATTGTTAATGCTGTTAAGTTTTTTGAGAATAAAGTAGTTCTCACTTGTAGTGTAGGTGATGATGTTTTCTTATATGAAAGNATGTTACCTATTTCTGAATATCCAATAGTACCTATACCATATATGTATACTGGAACNCCATATCCATTAAGTGCTGTTATGCCATTGATAGGTAAACAGCAGGAGATTAATAAATCTCATCAGATTATGTTACATAATGCTAATTTAGCTTCTAATCTGAGATGGATGTATGAAGAAGGTTCAGTTCCAGAAGAAGAATGGGAGCAGTACTCTTCAGCTCCTGGAGCATTGCTGAAGTATAGACAAGGTTTTGCCCCTCCAACTCCTGTCTTACCTGCTCCCATAAATAATGCTTTCTTTTCTATTGTTCAGGAAGGTAAGTCTGATGCTGAGTATATTAGTGGAGTTCCTTCGGCAATGATGGGATTTACACAAGAGCAGCCTGAGACCTATAGAGGATTACTTGCTAATGATGAGTTTGGAACAAGGCGTCTTAAATCATGGATGAGCAGTATTGTTGAGCCTTGTCTTGAGCATCTTGGTAGAGTTTTTCAGCAAATGTCACAAAAACATTATACAATAGACAAAGTTTTTCGTATTGTCCAGCCTGAGGCTGGTCAAAAAGAAGGAGGAGAAGAGAAAGAACAAAGAATTAATATTCCTATCTATAATGATTATGGTAAAGAAATAGGCAAATGGCTTGACTACAATTCTGCATCTTTCGATGTAAGGATAGTTGCAGGCACTACAATGCCAATCAATAGATGGGCTTTAATAGAAGAATATTTTAGATGGTTCCAGGCTGGGTTAATTGATGATATTGCAATGATTGCTGAAACTGACATTAGAGGAAAGAAACAAATTATTGAGAGAAAATCTTTATATGCTCAGTTACAAGGACAAGTTCAACAGATGCAAGAATCATTAAAGGACAGAGAAGGAACTATTGAAACATTAGAGCGTCAATTAGTACAAGCTGGTATTAAGATGAAGATTGGACAAGCTGAGACTGAAATTAGAAAAGATGTTGTGGAAACAGAAGCTCAGCAAAAAGTAGTAAGAGAAGCTCTAAAACAAGAATTTGATACTGCTAAAAAAGACATGAGAAGAGGTGTAGAAACAGTAGTTGACAAAGCACAGCTTTCGGCTGAAAAAGCAGTTGATAAGAAAGCAGAGAATGCTTAAATTTAATTATCTCATTTAATAAGGAGAGAAAATGGAAAANCAAGAAGTAATAGGCAACGCACAAGATAGTGCCCCCGATTCTACTTCTAATGTGGATGCATCTAGGGAATTTTTCGCAGCCCTGGATGGTTCTTTGAATCAAGGCATCCTAGAAGGTGAGCAGAAGGCAACCTCAGACGCTAATAGTAGTAATATACTTAGTCAGAGCCCTCAAGAAGTTCAGGAAGTTACCGACCAATCGGAAGGTAATTTAATGAAAAGGTATCAGGATTCCAGTCGTGAAGCTAAAAGGCTTTATGATGAAAATAAGTCAATGGAACCTTATATTCCTATCATTAACGCGATGAAAGAAGACCCTCAGTTGATTCGTCATGTACGAGGATACTTTGAGGGTGGAGGAGAAGCTCCTAAAAGCATGAAGGAGAGGATGGGATTAGAAGATGATTTTATCTTCGATGCTGATGAAGCTTTATCGAATCCAGAATCGGACTCAGCTAAGATGTTCGGAGCAACAGTTGATGGTATCGTTCAACAAAGGCTTGCTCAGTCTCAGCAACAACAAAACGCTGTAACTGAAAGAGCTGCAAAGGAGAACGACTTCAGAGGTAAACATAATTTGTCTACTGAAGAATGGAATGACTATAAAAACTTTGCTAAAACACACAAGCTGACATTTGATGATATTCTTTATTTGAAGAATAAGGATACTCGCGAAGCCAATATTCAGCAGAACGCTAACGAAAATGTAGCGAGACAGATGCAGAAAGTTCAATCTGCACCAGGCTCATTAGCTACTACAGGTAGTGCTCAAGTCGAAACTAATCAAGATGATTCCGTCTTTGACATTCTCAAGGGAGTAGATTCTCAACTTGAATCGGCATTTGGTACATGATGTACTAATGCCCTAATTGTCAAATAATAAAGAAGGAGTTAAAAAATGGCTGACATTTTTCAACTAGGTTCGTATGGAACTGGTTCTTCTTCGATTGGGCAAACGCCCTCAACACTTTCTACGGGTGACCTTAGAAGGCGATACAACTTTGGCGATAGGGTTTCTGAATTAGCAATAGCTCAAGACCCTTTCTTCAGATTAGTATCTAAAGTTGCGAAGAAATCAGTTGACGACCCGGAATTTAAATTCACCGAAAGGCGACCTTCTTTCCATAAACGGTATGCATATCCTGTTGCTTACAGTAATGATAATTCTACCTGGAATGCTAACTACAGTNCTTCTGTAGCTACACAAGGTGATACATTAGAAACTGCAGGCAATACGATATACGTTAAGATGGCTACAGACTATAAATCTGCAGGTAATCTGACTAACATTTATGGGCAATCTAATAATGAAATAGTTGTTGGTGCTGATGGCACTCAACCTGCTTTTTATTTAGAAGACCAGCTCATTAAGGTTAATTGGAGTACATCTGCAGGTGGTTTAGTCTTAACATATGCTATTCTTCGTGTTGATTCAGTAACGGCTCAGAATTATACTGCTGTTACTGACCAAACTACAGTTGATGCCCAAATACTGAAATGCACAGTTGTTAAAGCTAAAGACGCTGCATCTGGAGGTAGTGATACTAACTTCCCAGCTGGAATTAGTGCTAACGACTTTTCTGGTGATTCAGTATATAGTACATCAATAGCTGGAGATGGTTCATCTTCAGGGCTTGAAGATGCACGTTCCTACGTTGTAGGTTCTACGCATGCTCAAGGTAGTGGATACCCGGCTACATGGAAAGACCAGCCTTTCTCAACCAGTTATGGACGCACTCAGATTTGGAAGACTGCGATGGCAATGGATAACACGACTCGTGCTACCGTGCTAAAGTATGAACCTAATGAGTGGGCTCGTATCTGGCGTGAAAAGTTAGTAGAGCACAAATGGGATATTGAGCAATCAATATTGTTTGGTGCTCAAGGTCAAATAGATAGTAATACTTGGACAACTCAAGGAGCTGTTGATTACATCTCAAGTTATGGTAATGTGTTTAGTCTCACACATGCGACAAAGACGCAAGACGATTTCTTGGATGATATGAGTAGCTTCCTAGACCCACGATACAATAATGCTAACGCAACATTGTTCTTTGTGGATACTGCAACCTATAACTGGTTACATAAGTTGACAGGTTACTTTACTAATAACCTTGAAATATCACCGAACTTCCGTGCTGATATGGCTTTAACTGGTAAAAAGAAGGTATTTGGAGTAGACATCACGACAATTTCAACTCCGTATGGAGATATGAATGTTGCTCGTAATGTTCACTTAGATGGAGCTCAGATTAAGATTCTAGCCTGTAATATGAGATACTGTTCATACAGACCTCTCGTAGGAAATGGTTTGAATCGTGATACTGCTATCTATGTAGGTGTCCAAACCTTAGAAAATAGTGGTGTTGACCGCAGAGTTGACTTAATCCAAACAGAAGCTGGGATGGAATGGCAAATGCCTGAAGCTCACGCTTACTGGAAATAAAGGAGGTAAAAAATGGGAAATCCTTTATACGGTTCTAATAAACTCGACAGTAAGATTAACAATGAGTATGGTGGTCCAGGTCCTGACGGTGGTAAATTTCACTTTGGTAGTCTTCCCCAGGTGGGAAGTTCTATTGGATTGACTTCTGCAATCGCTAGACATGATTACGATGATGGATTAAGATTACTTGTTCAGAATATCGGTACTCAAACAACAACTAGCCCTATTACAACTGCGACTGGTATGGACTACAGTTATGGGAATACTAATAATCTTGGAGTACAATGGGCATTGGCTGACCCTCTTGCAAAAGAGTATCAATCAAAAGGTCCTCGTATTGATAGATATGTAGTAGGTTCTGCTGCATTTTATTGTGAGATGAAATGGAGTATAGNNGATGTTTCTGGTGCTGACGAATGTGCTTTTGGTTTTAGAAAAGTTGAAGCTTTTCAAGCTAATATTGATGACTATGATGAAATGGCTTGTTTAAATTCAATTTCTGGTGATATTAAATCAGAAACTATTCTGAATGCTGGTGCCACTACTACTACAGACCTAACATCACCTAGTTCAGGAGACTGGGCTGATGCTGCAGTACATAAGGTAAAGATATTAGTTAGTTCAGCAGGAGTTGTTACATACAAGTTAGACAATGCTACTCCTGGGGCTGCTGCTGCATTTACATTTGATGATGGAGAAATAGTTACACCATTTTTCTTCTATTTAAATGATAGTGATGTAGCAGGTGCTGTTGTTCTACAGACGTTCTCTCACGGTAGACAGTAAGGAGTTAACTGATGGCTTTAGTAAAAGTTGGTTCACATCCTTCGCATGGCGGACAAGTTGTATTTAATGCTACTGCGTCATTTACTCTTGACCCTAGCGACTCTGGAAAGGTATTTATCTTAAAAGATGCTGCTATTACAGTTACTTTGCCAACGCTTAGTACTAGTATAGCAGGTTTTCAAGTTAAATTAATATCTGGCGATGATAGTGAACATATAATAGCTGGCGGTGCTAGTAAAATATATGGCACAATAGT